CCTTGAACGACAAGGAGAGGGGGCAGCTCTCCACCGGCGAGTTCTTACTCACGGACTTCAACGGCAAGCACACCAACGGCCATGCCAACAGCAAGAACGGGCACTCGGACGAGAGCCTGGTCGAGCACCTGATGCGCGCCAGCGCTGACGAGTTGGCGGCGGCCGGTCGCGAGATCGGTGTCGGCGTGATCTTCGACACCATGATCGTCCCGTTCTTAGACAGCAAGGCTTAGCTGATCCAAGGCGCCGACTACGGCGCCGTCCGTGACCGCGGGCGGCGCCGGTTTTTTCTCTAGCTGATTTCTCGTTTGTCAATTTGCCTCATCGAACCAGAGCCGAATGCCATGAGCCGCGGCGGCCGCGCATCGCGAGACAAGGGCAATCGCACCGAGCGTGCGATCGTGCGCCTGCTGCAGGAGCGCGGATTTGCCGCCGAGCGCGTGCCCTTGTCCGGCAGCGCGCGCGGCCGCTTCGGTGGCGATGTATCCATTCCACTGCTCGGGACCGATCGCCGCGCTGAGGTGAAGTGCCGGGGTGACGGATTCCGCGAGTTGTATCGCTGGCTCGAGGGGCACGATTTTCTAATCGTTCGCGCCGATCGCCGTGAGCTCCTCGTCGTCATCCCGCTGAAGCTCGCCGCCGAGATCGCTATGGCCGCTGAGCGCGCGACCAAGGGGGACGCGCCATGAAGGTCATTCGCGGCATGCATAATGGCGAGCTCGTCTATGTGTTCTCGACCGATCGGACTCACGGCGGCTTCGAGATCGCTGCCGACTTCGCCCTCCAAGGCATCCAGTGCGGCAATAGCACCGCCTATTTCGTTCACATCTGGCACACCGACGTGACGATCCCCGCAGAGCTCACCGATCGGGTCCTGCTGATGCGCCGGCTCGCCGCCGAGCATCCCCAGATCCTGATCGCGCTGCAGGACGAGCACGATGCCTGGGTCGCCGAGGGGCAGGCCAAGATGGCGAAGAGGGGCGCGCCATGAAGATCATCGGCGCTGACCAGCGGCTGAGCGAGCCCCGCGGCGTGAAGATCCTGCTCATTGGCCCGACCGGCGTGGGCAAGACCTCGCAGCTGCACACACTCGATCCCAATCGCGTGCTGTTCGTCGATGGCGAGGCCGGTGACCTGTCCGTGCAGGACGTTCCGGTCGACACGATCCGGATCGACGACTGGGCGACCGCCCGCAACGTTGCAGTCCGCATCGGCGGGTTCAACGCGTCGTTCGCGCCGACCAGCTGCTACTCGGAGGCGCACTACAAGGCGGTCGGGGGCGCGCTGGAAAACCTCGACAAGTACGACCTCATCTTCGTCGACTCCATCACCGCGATCTCCAGATTGTCCTTCCGCTGGGCCGAGCAGCAACCCGAGGCGCGCTCCGAGCGCACCGGCGCGAAGGACTTGCGCGGCGCCTACGGGCTGCACGGGCGCGAGATGCTGATGTGGCTGCATCAGCTCCAGCACGTCAGGAGCAAGCACGTCGTCTTCGTCGGCATCCTCGAAAAGGTCAGCGACGACTTCGGCCGCTTCGTCGAGTACCGCGTTCAGATGGAGGGCGCGAAGGTCCCGCGCGAGATCGGCGCCGTCGTCGACGAAGTCGTCGTGATGGAATTCCTCGACTTCGGCAAGGGGCCGGTGCGCGGCTTCGTCTGCCGCCCCGACAATCCCTGGAAATACCCGGCGAAGGATCGCTCGGGGAAACTCGATCAGACCGAACCGCCGCATCTCGGCAAACTGATCACAAAAATCCTCAATCGCGGCAATTCCACCCCCGAGCAATAGGAGGGGCCCATGCCCTTCGACTACAGCCAAGCTGCCGAACCGCGGGATTTCTCGGAACTCATCCCGCACAACACGATCGCCACCACGCAGATGCGGATCCGTCCCGGCAACGCTGGTCCGGATGGACTGTACAAGCGCACGGCGAAGGGCGACGCCGAAGGGCTCGACTCTGAATTCGTGGTCCTCGACGGCCCGTATGCGAAACGCAAATTCTGGGACTTCTTTTTGTTGGCAGGCACGACTGACGGCCAGAAGGAGATGGTGGTCACCAATCGCGGGCGCCTGAAGAAGATCCTTGAGAGTGCGCGCGGCATCAAGAAGGGCGATACGAGCGCAGAGAACCTCGCGAAGTATCAGGCCGAGGACAAGGACTTCGACAACATCGTCTTCATCGCCAAGATCGGCCTGAAGAAGGGCGAGCCCAAGAACGACGGCAGCGGCACGAGCTGGTCCGACAAGAACTACCTGCTGGCCGCGGTCGGCCCCGAAGACAGGAATTGGCGCCCGATTGAGCAGCCGGCGCCGTTCAATGGCGGCGGCGCGGCTGCGGCGTCAGCCGGATCTGCATCCGTAGGCGCTACGCCTGCGGGCGCCGCGCCCATCACCCCGCCGAAGTGGGCGAGCTAGGCGATGAGGACAACCCGCACCGTCGGGATGGTCTCGGAGACCGCCCTCGAAGACGAATGGCTGCGGCGCGCAACCGCCGCCGCCATCGAGGCTGCGCGCGGCGTCATCACGCTCGGCGGTCCCATCCCGCCGGCGACGCCGGTCGGACGATTGAACGACACCGAACTGGGCTGGCTCCTCGCCGCGATGCTGTTCGCCTGGGTCCGCACGCGCGCCGAGCAGGCCGCCTGTGAGCAGCTCGACACCGAGCAGTGCATCCGCCTGACCGGGCTCGATCCCGAGCCGTGGGACGCGGGCGCGGTGGCGGCGATCCTGCCCGAGCTCGCGAGCGCGAGCTTCGACTGGTCACAGCCGATCACAGCCTGGCCGAAGGACACGATGATCGAGTTCCTGCTCACCGCCATGCGGCTCATCCGCAAGGCGACCATCGCGCGCGATCTCTCCGACAAGGGCGTCAGCCGGCAGGCGGGCGCGAGCACGATCGCGCGCCAAGCGAACGCCGCGGCGGGCGGGCCGCTGATGACGCCGGATGAGCTCAACGATGAGATCGGAATTTAGGGAGGCCGGTCATGAGCGAGACAGCACGCCTGCAATTCCAGCAGGCAGAAACGCTTTACCATCCCGAGGGCCTCGGCTCTTGGTCGAAAACGAGATGGGAAGCGGAGGCTTCGTGGAGTACCCCGCTCGGAAAGGGCCGCTACCGCATTTCGGAAGAGAGCGATTGGCGCGGCAGCTGTGGCATCGACGTAATCCGCCTCAAACCAACAAATAGCGTGTGGAAGTACAGCAACAAGTCGCGCAAGTGGCATGGGCACAAACTCGACACCGTGCATAGCGGCGAATTCAAAAAGGCTGTCGCTATTGCCGAGGCCGACAACGCGCATCTCGCCAAGGTGTGTCGTTAGCGCGAGGCTAGAATGTACGACTACTACGAGCCCAAGCTGGCGGACGAGCCGATCAACGTCGCGCTCAACGAAGCGATCGAGCGCGCCGCGGCGGGAAAGGCAGAGCTCCCGCACCCGTACCTGGGCGCGAGCATCGTCGGCTCCGACTGCTTGCGCCGCGTCCAATACGACTGGTGGTGCAAGCCTGAGATCAGCGCCCGCACGCGCGCGATCTTCGCCCGCGGGCATTACTTCGAAGCCCGCGTCCGCGAGCAGTTAGTCGCCGCGGGCTTCACGTTTGCGCCGCCCCAGGCGCTCGCGTTCACGGCTGTGAACGGCGATCTCCGCGGCCATGTCGATGGCGTCGTTATCGCCGGCCCCAACCCGCTCGGCAGCGCCTATGTCAACTTTCCGTTCATCTGGGAAAACAAGGCGCTCAATTCGAAGAACTGGCGCGCGCTCGCGCGCAACGGACTCGAGAAGGAATTCCCCCGTTATGCCGCGCAGATTTCGCTCTATCAGTCCTATCTCAATCTGACCAATCCGCTGCTGTTCAGCGCCGTTAACGTCGACAGCTGTGAACTGTTGTTCTTCTGGGTGCCGTTCGACCCCGAGCGCGCGCAGCTGTGGTCCGATCGCGCCGCCAACATCATCGCGGCGACGCGCGCCGGCGAGCTGCTGCCGCGCGCCTACAAGGATCCGGAAAAATTCCCCTGCAAGATGTGCCCCCACGTTAAGCGGTCCTGGGGGACGACGTGAGTGTGCGCCCAAAAACTCCGACAACCCTGGAGCAGCGGATCGCCATGACCATCCGCCTGCTGGCCTCGGATAAGGATGGCGAGATCATCGCCGCCGTGAATGCGCTCAAGCGGGTGTTCGAATCCGCCGGCACCGATCTCAATGGCCTGGCCCACGGCGTCGAGAACCTCGGCAAGGGGATTTCGAACGAAGAGCGGAAGAAGATTTGGGACACGGCCGTGCAGCACACCGAAAACAGGCTACACGGAGCGGACGAGTTCATCGACTCCAGCGGTAAGCCGACCTGGCAATCGGTCGCGCTCTACTGCCAGCGCAACAAGCATCGGCTCGCCCCCAAGCATCATGAGTTCATCGACAAGGTCGCGTCGAACACTGTGTATGACCGCGAACCGACCGAACGCATGCACAAGTATCTCTTCTCCTTGTTCCTCCAACTCGGCGGGAAAATCATATGAGCGCGCAAGTGGACGAGGCCACCGTTCGCCAGTTCATCGAAATCATCGCCGCGCACGCGCGCCAAGTGATCAACGGCGCCGGCCCGCCGGGCGTTCTGCAGCTGTCCCGGCTCAACCCGCTCGACGAGCGGCTCGTCCCCAGCCGGTTCACACTCGACGACGTCGAGAGCATGGTGCGCACCGCGGTCGGCGATGCGCTCGCCGGCCACAACGTCTATATCGAGGGGCGCACCGTGCGCGCCGATCTACGCGGCGCTCAGCGCGGCGGGCTCGAGGACACCGCCTGGGTCTGGGGCCTCGTCGTCGACTCCG